TTCAATTAAATGTAGGGTAAAAAATTCTTCGTTGTCGCTGACTTTAGTGGAAGACATTATTTTGTCAATATAAAATTTATTTACAACCGGATAGGCTTCTTCTATATTCGCCTTTAATTCTATGATTACCTTCTCTCCACCACTTAGGTTTAAGAGTCCGACCACATCTTCGAAATCAACAAAACCAACAACAGCTGTTAGATAAGGTTTATCAATATGTTCAAAAACATCGATGTCCGTAACCGCAGCAGCAATTTCCACAGGCGGAGCAATCTCGGTATGTATCGTTACAGATTCGATTGTAACCGCTGTTGCAAATTCTATAGGGGATGGTTTTACTGAACTCATTATTATTTAATCGCTTCTCTAAACAACCGTACAACTTTGTTGACGGAATTAGGTTTCAGAACAACAATATTTCTTAACTTATCGTTCTCTTGTATGTAAAACTCTAGATTGGTGACTTCTATGTATGGGTCTGGAGAAAGGTCCAACTTATTTGTATATAACTCTCCGTCTTGTACATAGTGATGCGCAGCTAGGTACTGATCTTCAACGGACACTAATTGTAGTTGGTCCATAGTTTGTTGTGCAGTTATTATGTCTGTTGATTTAAAATTCTCTTGACTGGTCGTTTCAATAACAAGTTGTCCTAGGTCCAAATCAACCGACAGTATTACTCCTGTAGCATGAGAAGGTGATCCATCTGAAGACTGGGTTGCTTCTACAGTAACCCCAACGCCGAAAGAACTCGGAATCAAATCTTCGGTTGTTAATGCGATATGAGGAAAATCTTTTTTCGCCTTATTAACGATTTCTACGTGGTCCAGAGGCCATCCCTGTTCACGCAGGCTATCGTTCATCATGTAAAATGTCCAATGCAAAGTTGGGTTTTCATAAAGAGAAAACGCAAGGTTGTCCGCACGGTCTCCATTACGAATGTAATAGTTCTTGTAGAACGAGCTGTTCGTTTTAACTTCATCTAAAACCTCAGCGTACACAGAAATATTCTGCATTACAGCTTGTTCGTTATTGGCGAATGTGTATAGCGAAGTTGGAAATTTTTTGAAGTATGACATTAGTAACCATCCTCCTGAATAATATCTTTCCGAGATAGAGTGCTCTCTTCAATGAAGTTCAAAGACAAATCAATTTCTACTGGTCGACCGTCGTCATGAAAAGACATCGATGAAGGATTATAGTTAGTAGACACAGACCTTAAGAAACAATCTTTGATTTTAGTACCCACGCGTTTTCCTGTAGGTTCATGCCTAACGTGTATTTCAAACATGTCTGGATACTTGTATCCGGCGCTTATACCACCAGCTTCTATTGATTCTGGATAAGAGTAGACTCGAAAGTACTTGATAATTTTTTCTACTTGTTTAGCTTCTTCATGAGACCTAGCAATGAATTTAAATGTAAAAGCAAACTCCCTTAGAGAAACACCACGGAAAGCACTCCTAACATTTGGGTTAACTGCGACTGCTCCAGAGATCTGAGCGGCCTGCCCTATCTCTGATCCAACAACAGGTATTCTTCCAGCTGCTTGTGCCACACCTAATCTTGCAGCATCGCCAGCAAGTTGTCCAGTAACAAGGTCAACAATAGAAGAGAACCCCTTACCTAGAGCACCACCAACGCCTCCAAGGAGTCCTTTTCCACTAGAAAAAAGACCGGCCGCAGCTGCACCTAACTGACCCAGTTCAGGGGTTGCTATGTTAAACGTGTCATTTTGCTGCAACGAGATAGGCAGGTATAGTTTTATATTGATCCCTCTATAATCTACTGTTCTCTCGGTATATTTTACTTCACTATCCGAATTCTTTTGATCTTCTTTGCGTTGAAGCGCGGCAACCTCTGTTTTTATGTCTTTGACTCTTTGTACGTCTGCTTCAGTGCCATTTCCCGAGTCTATTTTTGCTTGCACCTCTCTAGATTCCTCACCTAACTCCCTCTTTTCTGAACTACCCGAGTTCAGAAGATCTCCTAAAAAAGAAGACCCATCTACAGAGGCTCCTCGAACTGCCCTCAATTTGAACACAACACAAGCACCGTATCTATCTTTATGATCTAATGGGAATTCGCAAGTTATGGTTTCGCCGGCGCTGGGCTTTGGAGCAACAGTATCAATCATGTCGTCTAGGTATTCAGAAGAATATTCGGAATAACTAATTCCTCCTACTAAGTCTCCTAATGTTGTCGGGCCAGTTTTCTTGTTATCTACCATGAGAAAATCTCGTGTCTATAAATATGATTTAACTATTTATACACGAACTCCGAATGAAGACCTACAAAGGACGATACAAGCCAAAGAACTCAGCGAAGTACGTAGGCGACGTGAACAACGTTGTGTATCGTTCTATGTGGGAACGTCACGTCATGAAGTGGTGTGATGATAGTTCAGACATCGTACAGTGGATGTCCGAAGAGTTGATCATACCTTATATATGTGAGACCGACAACAAACCCCACCGATACTATATGGACTTCGTCATTCAGTACAAGTCTGGTCGCGTTGTACTTGTCGAAGTCAAACCTCATAAAGAAACCAAACGTCCTGAACGCAAGCAAGGCAAGTCGCGTCGTACACTTCTGAACGAGGGAATGACCTACATCAAGAACCAGTCCAAGTGGAAAGCCGCAAAGAAGTACGCAGACGATCGTGGGTACCACTTTGAGATCTGGACAGAGAAAGAACTCACCGCAATGGGTATCATGCCCAAGCCATTACGATCTAAGAAACCACTCAAGAAATTGCCTCCGTTCAAAAAGAAGAAAAAACGCGTATAAATACAGTTAAGAATTTTTACGGAAGCGCACATGTCTAACATATTTCAGAACCTAGAACTGCAGGCGTTTCGTGCTGGGATTACTCCAAGAACTAAGGAGTCCCGTGAGTGGTTCAGAAAGAAGATTAAGAATCTTAAGAATATTAATCGCGAGTCTTTGATGAAAGAGGACCCGTTAAAGCAGACGGGTCAAGAGATCGTAGGTAGCATGTACATGTTCTTCTATGATCCGAAGCACAAAGAGACGTTGCCGTTTTACGACACGTTTCCGTTGGTGGTTGTGGTTGGTCCAGCCGAAGGTGGGTTCTATGGTTTGAACCTTCACTACCTACCTCCGATTCTACGTGCGAAGATGTTAGACGCGTTGATGGACATTACAACGAATAAGAAGTTTAACGACTCAACGCGATTCAAGATGTCGTATGAGTTGTTGGCAAGAACTGCGAAACTGAAGTACTTCAAGCCGTGTTTCAAGCATTATTTAAACGAACACGTCAAGAGTAAGTTCGCAATGGTGCCCGCACCAGAGTGGGAGATCGCAACGTTCTTACCAACCGCGAAGTTCGAGAAGGCAAGTATCAGCGCAGTCTATAAAGACTCCAGACAGAAGATAACAGACTAATGGCAGGCATAGAAGAATTAAAAAGCAAGTTGATCTCCAAGGGCGGTATGGCTATGAACAACCAGTTTTTGGTTGAGTTGCCTCCTATGGGGGAAACTGACGGTCGCACATTGAATGTGTTATGTAAAGATGTGTCGTTGCCTGGAAAACAAATCACAACCCTAGATAGGTCTATAGGGTTATACCAAGAAAAGGTCGCCAATGGATTCGTCATAGAAGACGTGACGATGACTTTCTATATGCCGAATGACTACTCGATAAAAAAATATTTCGACACTTGGAGATCTAAGATCCTATACAAAGAACCCAAGGGGTCTTTAGTGGTGGGATACAAAAAAGATTATGTGGAAGATATCGTCATTCGTCAACTAAAGAAACCTGTTGCGCGATTTGGGATAGATATCGGACCTTTAGATTTGAATTTGGATGTGTTGGGGAAATCTATATACAGTGTAAAACTAATAGAAGCCTTCCCTACTTCACTAAATTCAATTCAGTTATCTAATGAACAAAATCAGATAGTAGAATTTAGTGTCCAGTTTTCATATACAGACTGGATAGTTATTGAAGATGAACGAGGTGGGTTAGAACCAAGCATTGGACTCAACCTTGGTGGTTTAATTTAAATTATAGGATACATTATGGCATTACCAAAACTTAACTCGGCACCTATGTACGAGATGACAATTCCGTCTACTGGACAGAATGTCACATACCGACCTTTTCTAGTCAAAGAACAGAAGAACCTGTTGATTGCATTCGAAGCCCAGAATCGTAGAGATATTGTTCGCGCAATCGTTCGCACCATAGAATCTTGTATTGAGGACGATCTCGATGGTTCTCTGACTACATTCGACATCGATTACATGTTCACTAAGATACGTGCCAAATCGGTCGGTGAGACTTCAACAATCACAATGCCGTGTGATAGCTGTACGGAAAGAAACGAGGTGTCGGTAGAGTTAGATACGGTGGAAGTAAAGGGAGAAGTTGCTGATAAAATTATTCAGATAACTGACGAAGTATCTGTTAAAATGAAGTATCCTACATACGGAGAGTTTCTGTCAAATCAAAATCTATCTGACAGTCCAACAATCACCGAAACGCTTTTACAGTTAATCATTACATGCATGGATTCTGTAATGACTGAAGAAGAGCACTTCTCTGTTAAAGACGAAGCCAATGAAGACATCCAAACATTCCTTGAGTCTATGACTTCAAGTCAGTTTGAAAAGATATCAGAGTTTGCAAATAACATCCCAGCATTGTGTCAAGACGTAGAGTTTACTTGTTCGTCTTGCGGTACTGAAAATAACAAAACACTGAGAGGACTCGACGATTTTTTTTAGTAAACCTCTCTCATGAAACGTTGTCCAACTATTATCAAGTCAACTTTCAACTAATGAACAATTTCAATTACTCATTAGACGAAGTTGAACACATGATACCTTGGGAGAGAGAAATCTACTTGACATTGTTAGTAGATGATATTAAAGAGAAGAACGAAAGGGCGAAACAAAAAGGATAATAAATGAGCATTCGCACTGTAGCAGACAGAATAAAAAAGCAGAACGAACTGTTAGATGAGTTTACAGAGAAGCTTGATCAAAAATTAGAATACCTAACCGCTGGAGATGTTAGTCCTGAAGAGTATCGTTTAAAGGTAACTGAGGTTGCAGAAAAGATAAAAGCAGTCACGCCCGAGCCTGGCGATCTATCAGAAGAGAAAAAAGATAAAAAAGACCAACACATCGAACTTGTGAGGGTTTTACAACAAATCGCCACAAATACTGGCGGCGGTGCAGGTTCTTCTGGAGGCGGTTCGGGTTCTGGCGGCGGTGGCGGCAAGATTGCGGGAGCTTTTGCTGGCGCGATTGGTAGCGGTCTTGGTGTGGGTATGAAACTATTCGCAGGACTTGCAGGTCTGGGTTTTGGTATCGCTGGATTCTTCACAGGTCTTTCTCTAGGTGATAAAGCACAGGCACTTATCAACACCGATATGGAGGCGACCAAGAAAAACATGATCGCCTTGGGTGAGGCGTTTGCGATGACCCCTACAAAGGGTCTTCTTGCGATGGGCGTTGCGGCCGCTGTGGGAGCAAAGTTTGGCAGCATAAAAGGTGCCATGGGAATGACATTCTTCGGTTTAGGATTGTCTGGATTCTTTACGGGACTTGCACTGGGAGACAAAGGTGCTTCACTCCTCAATATAGATGGCGCTGGTCTTGCGACCATTATGGGATCTCTCGCCTCTGGTCTTAATTCATTCTCAGGAAAATCATTGGTTGCATTAGGCGGACTATTCGCACTGTCTAGGATATTGGGCCCAAGTTCGGCAATTCTTTTGCCTGCTATGGGTGTTGGTCTTGCAGGGTTCTTTACTGCACTCGCAGGAATAGGCGATGGTGCGGCAGCATTAGGAATTGACGGTAGCGGACTAGTACCAATGTTGAGTAACATAGCGGAAGGATTGGGTCCTCTATCTGAGTTAAACGGTGGTAATCTTATTGCTGTAGGCGCGGGCATTGCAGCATTAGCTGGAGGAATGGCCTTACTTCTAGGTGCCGATTGGATCAGCAGTATTGGCGATTGGGTAGGAAGTTTATTCGGTAAAGACGACGAAGACGATATCTTTGCGCGAACAGCAAAGTCCGTTTCAAAATTAAATGATATCGATGTTGATTCTGCAAAATTGGAAAGTGTGGGTGCAGCCGCAGAAACTTTTGGTAAGCTCGCAGGCGCATTAGACACACTTCAAAACGTTGATATGAAAGACATAAAGAAACGTTTAATATCGCTTGGTGATGTAGTCGCGTTCTCAATACCGATGTTTGATGCCATGGAGAATGGTGGTGTAATCGGTGAGAAATATTTCGATGGTCGTAAAGAAATGCGATTCGAAAGCGCCAAAGGCGAAGCTATGGGTCTAAAAGACATCTCTATGGAATCTATTCAAAAAATAGGAATGATATCTCAAGGAACATCTTTATCAAGTAGTGTTGGGTCAGATTCTTCTATGGGAGTTTCTCCAACATCTTCTAACAACATGTCTACATTGATTCGTGAGAATAATGAGACTAAGAATAATGCGCCGGTTGTCATCATGGACAACAGTACTCAAAACAATTCTTCTGGAGGCGGAGGTGGTGGTACGTCTATCGTTACCGGAAACCTTTCTCCTTTCGACACATACGATCCATACAACCCAACACGCAGATAAGAAAAAGGGGACTTGATGTCCCCTTACTTTTAGTTTGGATTTGATAGATTGATAATTCCCTGAACGATTTTAGTCTTCGAATGAGACTTAGGTACTGTCGCACCTAATCCTTCAGCAATCTCAACTAACTGCGCTCGTGTGAGTGCCATTAACTCTTCTTGGTTCGGCACAGGTGAAGGTGAAGGTGAACTACCACCACCTGTCGTCTTCTCTGGCTTGCTTGATGCTGATCGGTAGATCAGACCAAACACAACCAGTCCCGCAAGAGCTAAAATAATTGCGTTAGTATCCATGTATCAGTCCTCCGCTGCCATTTGTGCGAAGTACGACAGAGTGTCGTCTTCTTCGGTCGCGACCGCTGCAGGGGCAGGGGCAGGAGCGGCTACGATTGTTGGTTCAGATGCAGTGTTCCAAGGCGGTGCTTCTTCAGCACTCGCTAGAGCTTCGTTCTTAACAGTAGAACCCGCACCTGTTGCAAGACCCAA